ACCTGCTATTTTTGACTCTGCGTTTTCGCGCATGGTTGGGGTGTATGCCTGAAGTGTGCCTTCACCTTTAAACTGTTCTGTGACTCCAGGAGCAATATAATTAGGATCCATCAACCGAGCTTCTTCAGCAGCGACATCTCCACCTGCGGCAGCGAACTTTGCCTTTTCAATCGTTGGACCAAGAGCATCCATATATTGTAATCGTTTTGCCATTTTTATCTCCAGCCCATAACAGCGAAGCCTCTTTTTTTCTCTATAACTACCCAGCCATCAGCTTCGTGTTCTTTAACTTTATTATAAGGCACATTCCTGTAAAGGTAATTAGTTTTCTTTCTATACTTGGCCGCCACTTAACTCTCTTGCGAGTATCTTTAATGTCTCTTGAAAACCTTTGTCTAGCTCTTTTGCTGCTTTGGCGAACTTGCGTGGGCTGACCTCATCAGACTTTATGCCTCTCTTCTCCAGGAAGCTCTTGGCTGCGCGGATCTCTGCATTGGCTACTTTTTTAATTGCTGCTCTTGCCATATTACCATGCCTTGCACGACCAATATCGTGCCTTTGTCTTTGGTCCAGGAGTGTCACAATTATGACGGGAGCGGAAGTTGCTCCTGCGACCTTTTTGATTTTTCTTAATCCGCATATTCGGGTCGCCAAAAGTCACACGCTTAACTCTGTCGCCATCCATTACATAAACAGCTGACTTTTTCTTGCCATAAGACGTTTCGCCTTTTGCGATTCGCCTAGGCTTGTTCAGAGTTACTTTGCGTCCTTTGTACTCAGCCATTATGCTCTGGCAACTTTCTTGGCTTTATCAGATAGATCTTTTATGTGGACTAAAAACTTGCTTGAAGCTGTGTGCGTTTTCCCAGACATCACTCTGCCTTTGGCGTCTTTGTGAGTAGCACCTTTGTGCTCTTTGCCATTTTTAAAATAATGCTTTAAACCTTTTCCCATTACTTTTTTCCTTTTTTCTTTTTCCAGTTGACAGGTTTTGCTGATGTTTTTCTTTTGGTAGCTGCTTTACCAGCTTTTGATTTACATTGCGCCATTGTTGGGCGGCATGCTGGGTAAGCACCACCAGCTTTTTTAGACTTGCGACCGCATGGACCACCTGTTTTGCAGTTGACCCAACCTTTGCCTTTGTTCTGGCCAAACCAGTCTTTTAGGCTGTTGCCGCTACTTTTTCTTTTTTTTGCCACTCTTGTTGCCCCAGTTCTTTGCGCCAACTTTCCTGCACTTTACCAATGCCCCAGACCCATAAGCTGATGGCCAAGTCCCACCACCCTTTGTGTAGCGAGCTTTGACCTTTTTATAACAGGCATCTCTTTTTGGCTTTTTTGCAGCCATTAAGCTCTCCGAGTTGTCTTTTTATTTTTTAGCTTTTTAAAATCAGCACCAGTTATCTTCTTTTTGTTGCCTGCGACTGCTGCTAGCTTTTTTTGCTTTGGGGAATATTTGCTGTATGGCATTTTAATAATCCATTATTTTTGGTCTGCCATGTCCGAGCAGCTCGTCCATAACACCGCGCATGTCACTGCTGTCAACTTTCATGATTTTGACTTTCATGCCATCATGATCTTCTTCCATCATCTCTTCTTCTTCATGCACGCCATATTCCATCTGGTGGCAAAGCAAAAGGAAGTTGACAAGTTGATCGTCGCTTAACTCAAGACCCTCAGTGTCATGGGCAAAACCCATTTTCTCCATAAATAACGATGCATTTTCTTCCATATTCTCTACGTTGACTTCAGCCATTTTCTTCTCCTGTTAATTACAAACCCTATTGCGTAGCACAATGGCTCACCGATATATTTTATCAGCTTGCCTGTTATGCTTCTCTTGCCTGTGACAGCTTCTGATTTATCATATGCCATCTGGTTCGCCCAAGATAACGCAATGGGCTTTGCGATTTTGTAAACTATTTTGTTGCGCTTCATTAAGTTCGCCAATGGCTTGCCCCAGACAGCGTAACCAGCAAAAAGATTTTCATGAGCAACTGTGCCATACAACTTATCATATTTATAAACTGATTTTTTCATGTCACCCTGTTCAAAAATAACTGTGCAAATGTATGTTGGACCAGAACTTGAATCATCTGGCGCGGGTGCGGGTTCTTGCGGCTGGTTCCCTATTCCTTTTGGTGGTCCTGCTGGACCATAATCTTTATTTGAAAAATTTGCGGGATTGGCTGGGGATGTTGCTGAAAATTCAGAAGTGGTGGCTGAACTGCTGATGCCAAGATTGTCTTTGACTGTGTCTAGGGTGCTGCCTGCTGTTGGTGAGGTTGGTGTGCCATAATCTTTATTAACATAATTTGCAGGATTGGCAGGACTTGTTGGTGATAAATTTGAAATAGTTGGAGGATTTTCGCTCAACTGCCTAGCTGAAAATGCTCTGTTAAGATTAGCACTCGGACGACTCATATCAATCCCAACATCATAAGCAGTCAAACCTTTACTCATTCCAAATGCATCAGCCTCTTCAGGAGAAACTACCCCATCCTTGTTTGTATCAGCTTGATTTCTTGCCATCGACATAGCTGATGGAGCCATGTTATTTGTTAATGCACCTTGAATTTGATCCCCTAGAACCGCAGCTCCATATATAGGGCTTGTATCTAAAACATTTGAAGCTGCTTTCTCTTCTAATATATTTCGACCGATATTGAAACCTGAAAAAATTTGACCAATAGGCGTTGCATTAACCGCTTTTGAGCCCAGAGTGGCCAGACCACCAAGAACTTGTGATTTCGAAAGATTGCTAAGTGCTGGGTTGCTTCTATCAAACCCAGATTTAAGTCTATCAAAATCTTTAGAAGAGAATGCACCATTTTTCTCAGCCATAATGTTTCCTTATCTTTGTGGTGGTGGCATGGCACCTTGTGGTGGTAATGCACCCATTGTTGGTTGGCCACCTGTTCTGCCTCTAAGCTCTGCGACTTTGTTCTGGAGATACTCAGCCATTTGATTTTGGTCCATTGGTGCTTCTTGTCCTTGAGGAGCTTCTTGCGGCAAACCACCCATCTGCCCAGAAAATTGACTTGGGTCAACTTCAGTTGCGACCTGATTAATTGCCTCATCTGGGGTCATGCCCATTGAGATCAAAGTTTGTATTGCATCTATCATCTCAGGAGGAAGCATCGGCATCTGGTTAGACATTTCCATTTTTAATAATCTCCATCTGTAGTTTGGCTGCGTTCTTCTCTCGCTCAATTTGAAGATCGGCTTCTAGTTTGGCGACTTTGGCCTGAAGATCAGCTTGAGCTTTGGCCATTTCAATTTCCATGTCCTGACGGGCTTGGGCTTGTTTGATTTCCATTGCATTCTTAGCTTTGGCCTGATCAGCATTAATCTGGGCTTGTGTTCTCGCTTTGAGTGCTTGAGCTTCAAGCTCTGCTAGCTGTTGAGCATACTGAAGTGGGTTCTGTTGCTGTTGCCCTGCCAGTGCTGCTATAGGTTTAATTGCTTCCATCTGAGGTGACATGGCTACGACCTGTGCAGCCTTTTGGGATATAATCATATCCATTCCAGGATCAATGTCCTCAAACTCAAAGTCTGGGTCTCTTATGTCTGGGATGCTTGGCAGCGGAACTCCGATTGAAGCCTGCATGCGCTGACGATACAACAACGCAACGTGCTCAGCAATATGCGCAATAAGCAAAGGTTGCATAGCTGCAGCTCCAGGATTACCTGCTAAGGATGGATCTTGCATAAACTGCATGTGAACTGCTATATGAGAATCATGATCTTGCTCAGGGAAAGCTCTTATGGGCTTGCCATACATAACACTCATGTTCTCGTCAATTGGATCAAGCCTGACTGCTTCTTTTGGCTCAACAAGGATCTGGTCAATGTTCGGGATGCGGATGGCTTCATACATGCGCTTGTAGGCTTCATATATATTATGCAACTGAGGTGCGGCATTGGCCATTTGCAGTATTGATTGAGCTTGTGCGATGCGTTGGGCTGTGCTGAAGATGTTTGGGTCGCTGACTGGGATAACATCAATGCGAGCGTCAAAATCAGCTGCATAAATCATCTCTGAAGATCCAGAGATAGCGAACTCAAACTGGTCAGGCAGGTACTTCGCATTCAGCTTGGCTAGCAGCTTAAACTCTTGACCCTGTGCATAATGCAGACGTTTGTGTATTGCTGAGAATGATTTGCTGCCCTGTTCTATTAAAGCAACTGTTGTGCCGACTGGGGCATTGGGATTAACATCCCCAACATTCATGTCTGAAGTATTAGCAAAACGCTGGCCAGCCTCAGTTATAAACCCAAGCAAATTAAACAGCGCACCACTAGGCTCTTTAAACGGCAAAGGCATGATGGCTTTGTTAACATCATCAACAGTCGCATCAAGATCCGCAAACTCTCCAGGATTGATTTGAAGGTCTCCACCTGTGACTCTGCCTTTTAATTTAAAGCCACCTTGCATGTTTGCGAATGCAGCCGAATCAAGCAAAGCTCTAAGTGATCCTGTTGCTGCTTTGCCTAGGCCACCAATAAGGTGATAAAGCCCAAAGCCATAAAACCCAACTCCAGGAAGGAATGGGTAGCTAACAAACCAATCAAGACGTTTCATTTTCTCGTCTTCTTGATCCCAGTTCCTGCGGACGCTTAAAACTTTCTCTGAGTCATAATCAACTGTGATAACATACGGCATCCCGACAACGTTGCTGTCGTCTTTGGAATCTTCCGCACCATCAATACCATCAAAAGAATCATAAACATGCATCTCAAGAAGAGTCATTGTCTCGTCTGAATTGCTGTATGGGTCAACACCCTCAATATCTTCAGTTGTGTCACCTGATGGGTCAATGCCATCGCCATTGTATTCACTTTGCAGATACCAACCAGCCTCAACATATTTATTAAAATCATTGCGAGGCATGCGGATTAAATGAGTATATCTTTGCGAGGTGTAAAGGTCTGTGCTTTCTGGCGCAACAACAAAGTCCTCAGCT